CTGCTGCTCTAGAGTTCTAACTCGTCCATCTATTTGTGAGGACCACCAGACAGCACCCGCACCCTGAACCAACAGGAAAGATACGATAGCAAAGGGGATTTTGAAATCTTTCACAAGTCTCCCTCCATAGATTTAATTTGTGCTTCTAAATCACGAAGAATTTTTTCACGGGTATAAGTACCACTTTCTTCACGACGACGATCCATCTCTGCTTCTACCTTTTCAGTAATAGAAGCATGACGACGAATCTCTCCACCCATAGACATTTGACTTTTTGTTTGATCCATGCAGAACTTAAGTTGCATGAGTTCCATATCATCAAAATCAATCACAGGTCTCCCTCCGCACGATTCTCAGAGTAGTATACATCAAATGCACCACCAGGATAACGTTTCTCAAGTTTCTTCACGTTGCGAGCAACAACATCATCAAAAGAAACCTCAAGTGCCATACATGCTTGAGCAACATACCACATCAGGTCACCAAGTTCGATAATCATATGCTCCTTGTTTTCAGGACTAAAAGGTTTGCCCTGGAAGATCATCTTCTTAATGATCTCAAGGAACTCACCACCTTCAGCATTGATACCAACACCAGCAGTCAAGAGACGTTCGATGTTTGCACCTTTCTCGTCAAGTTCTACCAGACGGTCAGAAAGAGCAAGAAAATCAGTCGATGCTTCTGAAGTCACAGCATTGACAAACTCTTGATACTTCTCAAAGTCAACAGATTTAGTCATAGTTTCTTTAAATTAGATTGTTGTATTTGTAGTTTTTGTCCGCCCACTTCGACGTAGGGTACTTCTTCCCAACTTCCACCAACACCGCCATCCATATTGACAACAATATCAGTTGTAGGAAGTTGCTTATCTTGAGAGACATCAACGATGTCTCCTGGAAGAGGAATGAATGTAAAGTAGTGCCCATCCCATCGACGATTTCTCATACCGATAAGATTGACTGCATCTCTTTCGATACCGCAGTCGGCAATCTTCTCTCCTCTAGGATTGAATACAGAGTAGTAACCGTTCAAAACTTGAACCCCTCAAAAGATTTTTTGGGTTTGTCCTCGTTATTATACTCCTCTTCTTGTCCGCTGTCAAGAATATCGTGTTGTGCAGACTGCTCACAATCATACAGTCTCATCTTGGCACGATCAATTCCGACAACGAATCTCTTATTAACTGACAGATCATTATAACGATTCTTCAGTTGCTTCACCATAATTTGTCCCAACTGTTCGAGCTCATCTGTAGAAATAAGGGCAAA